AGTTTGGTAGAAGTAGCGTATTTACAAACGATTGAAGACTTGACGCAAGAAAATAAACAATTAAGAAATAACTTGAATTATACACGATTGGTCAATCAAGAATTATCAAAACAGATAGACGAACTAACAGCACCAACGAAAGAGGAGGAAAAAGAAGATGTTCAAGAAGAGTTATAATTATTTTAATTCCGAACAAGGTAGACGTGTGGTACAGATTGAAGCCAAAAGTGGGAACTTGCAGATTATCACAGCAGATTTTGATGAATCGCTTTGTGATTGGGATTCACTATCCGAAAAAGAACTCATTGATAAAGCTTTAGAATGGCAATATCGAACTTACATGCAAGGCAAATTCGTCAACGAAGCAGTGGAAATCACCGAAGCGAAAGCGAAAGAAGTAACGGCAATGGCAGAGAAATTGAAAGATACAGTGAAAGAATCTGAAGCGGAATTAGCGAAAATCAAAGAGCGTGCTGAAATTTCGCAAGGTTCGATTTTGGAAATGACGGAAATGATGTATGACCACGAAGCACGGATTGCAGCTTTAGAGAGTGGTGATGAAAAAGTTGATGAACCGATTGAAGAGGATAAAGAACACATTGACACAGAAGTTACAATTGAAGGGGGTGAGTGAGATGATAGCAATGTTAATGGCAGTACGAATTGTTGACGGTACGTACACGTTTAAACGTGTACCAAAACTATTGAAAGCACAAGTTGAATCTTGTTTGGCAGACTTGGGATTCAAAGTAGTGGACAATAAGTTAGTTGAAATCGTGGCAGAAGCTTAGTCGAAAGGCTAGGCTTTTTATTTTAGATTGGAGTGATGTGATGGATTTTATTTCAGCGTTTCATGCGTTTTTTATCAAGCATTTGATTGAAGTATTAGTGCTAGGTTCGTTTTCGTTCATGGGTTGGGCGATTCGTAGATTGACGAAGATTTATGAAAAGCATTTAAATGAAAAACGTGAACAAGTTGTGAAAGAATCGGAAGAACAAGAATTGTTGAAGCAAGGAGTGCTTGCGATATTACGCTGTGAGATTAATAAGTTATGCTACGAAGTCCGAGACCGAGGGTATATCACCGTGGAAGAAAAACGGGATTTAGATGATATGATGAAAGCCTATACGGCACTTGGCGGTAATGGGCGAACGCATATCATGTATGAGCAAATTGAGAAGTTACCGATAAATTAGAGGAGGTATTTAAATGGAGTTTAGCAGTTTACCAATGCAGCCAATTATTACGTTATTTTGTTTGATGATTGGTTATGTCATCAAGCACACACCACGCACAGATAGACTAAATGGCTATATTCCTGTATTTGTTTTAATTATAGGATGTGTTATGGGTGGTATTATTGAGCCGTCCTTGACAGGTGTAGTTTACGGTGGGTTTAGTGGTTTAGCGTCTACTGGGTTGCATCAGGCGTTTAAACAGCGTATTGGGGTGGAATAATTATTAGCTCAATATCTTGAAAAAGAAAGAGTTTAATGATATGATGGACATAGATAAGAGTTCGAACCTTATCGTTAGTCCAACTAGCAATGAGGGGGCGGAGGGACGCGCTCGTTAACATAAGTATCCCATTGGAATGTAAGCCCATCGACTGAATGGGCTTTTTATTTTTCTAGGAGGACTAAAAATGGCAAAAAGTAAATTATTAGAATTATGTATTGTAAACCCTCAAATGTGTAAAGATTTTGATTTAAAACAAGCAATGGATTATAATTATACAACAAAGCAAATTATGAATAAAAATCGTGGATTTGTTAATGTGTTGGTAGCGATTGACGGTGTGCATTTTGTGATTCCTTTGCGTTCAAATATGCCCAAAAATTATCAATTGAAATATAAATTGAGAGATAGTAAAAATAAAGGTTATGTTGAGGGATTAGATTTTGGCAAAGCGCTAATATTGGAAAACGACAGTTACATTGTCTCCAATCATTTTAAAATGCGTCAAATAGAAGATTATTTCAATTTAATGGATAATGCTCAATATATTATTTCTAAGTTTAGAAAGCATATTGTTGATTTTAATCAAGCTGTTGAAAACAGTGATGTAAATAAATTGACCGACCCGATGAGATTTAAATTTTGTACTTTTGTAAATTATATTGAAAGAATTAAACATATTATTTAGTCATCCTATTACTAGGGTGTCTTTTTTGTATGCAGAAAGGAGAATAAAAATGTCCAATACTTTTATCGAAAAAATGGCGGCACTGTATCAAACGGTGCCGTCTGTTTTATTGGTGTCTGTTCGTATTGCACAAGCGTGTATAGAATCAAGCTACGGCAATTCCGAATTGGCACGTAACGCCAATAATTATGCTGGTATCAAAGCGAGTGAGCCTTGGACAGGCGAAGTGTATGCGAAGACGACGAAAGAAGAAATCAACGGTGTACTTGTGGATGTGGAAGGTGAAAAATTTAGAAAGTATCCCACGATACAGGCGTTTGTAAAAGACCATAGCAATTTCATTACATCAACTGAATGGCGAAAGTCGTTATATGCTGATGTGATTAATGCGACAACGTATCAAGGACAATGTGCAGCTTTGACCAAGACATATGCTACTAATAGCAGTTACGGACGTGAATTAATACGTGTAATTGAAGAAAATGACTTGACGAAATATGATGAAAAGGTGATAGTGAATATGAATAAACCTAAAATTATTGATAGAACAAAACAAGCGTTAGGCTATCCGTCCACAGGATATTATCCTAAACGAGCCTTAAGTGCGATTAAGCAAATTGTGTGGCATTATACGTGGAGCGACCACAATGGTGTAGCTATGCAAAATATTAAGTTACATGAAGCGTTTTGGCAATCGCAGCATGGCTGGGATATTGGTGGGTATCATTATTATATTGATAAATATGGAACAATTGTACAGAATTATCCACTGACAACTGTATCTTATGGAGCTGGTAAGCTTAATCCACAACTCGTTCATATCTGTTGCGAGGGTAAAGGCAATTATACTCCTGAACAAATTAAAGCACGGGAGGAATTGACGTTGTGGTTAATGCAAGAATTGAAAATCAGTGCTGATAATGTGAAAGGGCATAAAGAGATTCCGTATAATTCTACGACTTGCCCGGGATATTCAGTAGCACAGTTGGATGCTTTCCGTAAGGATTTAAAAGCTAAAGCAGATAAAGGTGGCTCACGTTTTGTTGATTTACCAGAATATAAAGCACCAGCTAAAGCATACGATGAATTAACAATCGGTCAGACGGTTACAATTCGTGAGGGTATGAAAGCGTGGTATAATCCACAGGATAAAGAGGGGGTAAAACCGTCTAAAGATTTTACAGGCGATAAAGATACCATTGAAAATGTGATGTCGGTTGATGTCAGCTATTCTAAACGTGCGTATTTATTGAAGAATAAGCGTTCGTGGATTTTAGAACAGGACTTGGTAGAGGCACGCAAATCATGGGTGCCTGTTGAAGTGCAAGAAGACGGTACAGATAAAGGAAAAGTGGAATTAGATAAGAACAAGGATTATGCGTATATTAATGGTGCGTATTATGATGTAGTGAAACGGAAATAACAGTAGAAGCCTGCCTTTCGGGGTAGGCTTTTTTTCGTGTGAAAAATCGTGCGAAAATCACGCGAAAAATTCAAAAAAAGTTGTAAAAACGCTTTACATTATGAACAAAATTGTATATAATAATAAATGTAAGGCAGATACCTTACTAGAACGCAGGGCAAGATGCAGAAAGGAGAAGTAATGGAAGAGTTAATGACTAACGAACAATTCAATAAAGTACTACAGATGATTATCATGATAATCGAAAGTAGTAAAACAAAAGAAGAAGCAATCGAAAAAATAAAAGAGTTGCTAAATAAATAGCAACTCACACACAAAATGTATCTGAGGGGAGCTTGCCACCCCTTAGATTACAATTTAAGTATATCATGGCAAGAGGAAGTAGGCAATGAGAAAAGAAATCGAAAAATTATTAAGCAGTGGGTTAACTGCTTATCAAATAGCGAAATATATCGGAGTTCAGCCAGTACAAATACAACGTTATATGAATGGCGAAACATCTATTGGAAATATGACGTTAGACAGAGCAGAACAATTATATAAATTATACTTAGAGTTAAAAGAAAAAGGAGAAATTGAAAATGATTAACAAAATGGAAAAACAATTAAAACAGACAATTGTAGAGAAAAAAATAGAAGAAAAAATATCAGAATGGTCATGGAAAATTGACCCTACATTTCTAATGCGAGTTATTACAAGCATAGGTTATGAATCACCTGAGGAAAGATACGCTCAAGCAAAACAGGTAATTGGGTTATTGGCTAAAGCCAATACTAAAGAGGAATTTCTAAACGAAGTTCTAAAAATAGAATTATTAAATCGCCAACTATATTTTATGTTGTCTAAAGAATCAGGACGACATAAATATACAGTGATGAGAACTTTAGACAAGATAAGTAAGCCAATCAACACGCTGTCGGAAGCCGGCAGCGTATTGGTGGGCAATGACAGTTTCAGCGTCTCCATAAAAAATGGTTATGGCGACGGGGAGAGTACAGTTTACGTTTTGAACGAAACCGATAACTTCGAAGATGACCTCATGGAATTCAGCGGAGTTGTTGCAGGTACGGAATTTTATATTTCGTCTTACGATTGCGATAACAGTTGGATAACAAAATTACCGTTATCTGGAAAATACATGACATACTATTATGATTCAATCGTATGTCTGAGAAAAATTTAAAAGGAGAAAAAAGGGGCGAAATGACCGCCCCTTTTTGATAAATGTATGTGGAAAAAAATTAATTTTAATAAACAAAATATCAAAGCGGAAACAGCAAATTCTGTTTTGATACAAATACCCAATAATTCAGATTCGGAATTTGCTGGTTGGATGTTTTGGCATCCAGCAAAATTAGTAAGGGTAGCTGGTGGCCAGGGATACTGGGTATCTTTTAGCTACACTAACGAATGGGAATTTAAAATTTTTAAAGGGAAAGGTCAATATCATATAGAAGAGACTTTGACGGCAGAAAATATAGAAGAAATATTCGGAACTGGGAATGATTCAATAGAAACTTATGTTGTAAAAGATAACGAAAGTTTCTTAGAAATTTCAGAACCGGAAGAAATAAGAACAGAGGTGATAATTCATGATGACCTTAAACGATAGTCAAACATTGGCTATTGAAAAGCTACACAAGTTAAAAGTAGGAGCCTTGTTTATGGAGCAAGGCACTGGAAAAACGAGAGTAGCAATAGAATTAATTGAATCCACTAATGCTACGCTAGCTGTTTTCTTTTGTCCGTTTTCAACAAAAAATAATTTGGAAAACGAACTTAAAAAATGGAGTTTTTCAAAAGAGTATTTAATTGTTGGTTACGAGACTCTGTCCGCATCCAATCAAAAGTATTTGGAGTTACTCGCTCAATTGCAGAGTGAAAAAGAAGTATTTTTGGTTGCGGATGAATCTATTTTTATTAAGAATGAGCAGTCTAAGCGATTTAATCGATTAATAGAATTAGCAAAATATTCCGAATATCGATTGATATTAAACGGCACTCCCGTAACAAAAGATGAATGGGACTTATACAATCAGATGAATTTTCTGAGTCCAAAAATAATCGGAATGAATCGCAATGAATTTTTGCGAACATTTTTTAAAAAAATAAGATTTAAAAGGAGAGGTCAACCAGAACAAGAATTCTATAAATTATCAGATGTGAATATCGGATATTTGCATCAATTACTGGAACCGTATATTTTCCAAGCCGATTTGCGTTTCGATAAGCGAGAGACAGTCAAAGAAGTGCAAATAGCTGCTGGAGACGAAACGTATTTTAACTATCAATCTGCTAAAGATACACTTCTGAAATCTTTAGAGCTTGGTGAATGCAAAGTGGAGATGTTTACCAATTTAGCAAATATATGTTTTTCTGATGAAGAGAGACATAAAAGCATAGCAAAACAATTAAATGGACAAATCATTGTGTTTTGCACATTACTGTCTGAAGTTCGTAATATAGCTAGCGTGATTGATTGTTATGTTATTACTGGAGAAACAAAAAATAGAGATAACATAATCGAAAAATTTAAAAATAACAATAAACCATTGTTAATTACATTTGGTACGGGAGCGTTTGGTTTAAATTTGCAATTCTGTAATCGAATTGCTTTTGCTAGTTTGACATTTGATTATGGGAAAATTGACCAAGCGAAAGCAAGAATTAGAAGATTAGGTCAAAATAAAAATATCGAATATACTTACTTTATAAGTGATTTAGGAATATTCAATATGATTCAAGAAAATGTTGAACGAAAAATGACGCTTGAAGAATTAGTCATTAAAAAAATCGAGGAGGGGAAAGTGCATGAATGTGTATGAGGCAAGCATTGAACGATTGAAATTTATTTTTAATGAATTCGACCATGTGTATATCTCTTTTTCAGGTGGTAAAGACAGTGGTGTCATGCTTCATCTTGCACTGAAGTACTTGCGGGAAAATCAGTTGAAGCGTAAAGTGACGCTGCTGCACCTGGATTACGAGGCGCAATACGAAATGACAACGGATTTTGTGAAATATATCGAAGAAGAATATAGAGATTATTTGACTGTTTATCATGTTTGCGTCCCGTTTAAAGTTCATACTTGTACGAGCATGTTTCAGAATTATTGGCGTCCTTGGGAAGAAGATAAAAAAGACATCTGGGTACGAGAATTGCCTGAAAATGCAATGACAAGAGAGGATTTTCCTTTCTATACTGAAAGCATGTGGGATTACGAATTTCAAGAAAAATTATCTGTTTGGGTTCACGAGAAGCAAAAAGCGAAAAGGACTGCTGTTTTGGTTGGTATTAGAACGCAGGAAAGCTTGAATCGATGGAGGGCCTTGCATAAGGAGCGAAACTCTTATTTCGAAGAGAAAATTTATAGCAAGAAAATAGCTGATTGTGTTTATAATTTTTATCCAATTTATGATTGGAAGACAGAGGATGTGTGGATAGCGAATGCGAGGTTTGGCTTTGCTTATAACAAGTTATATGATTTGTACTATCAAGCTGGTGTCCCTGTTAATGCTATGCGTGTAGCTAGTCCTTTTATTTCGGAGGGGCAAGAGTCGCTTGCCTTGTATAAGGCTATTGAACCTCACACTTGGGGGAAATTAGTCAGCCGAGTGAACGGTGTGAATTTCACGGGTATTTATGGCGGGACGACTGCTGTTGGATGGAAGTCTATCACGAAGCCTGGCAACATGACTTGGAAAGAGTATATGGAGTTTTTACTTGATACACTTCCGAAAGAAGCGAAAGCTAATTACTTGCAAAAATTGCAGACTTCTATCAAATTTTGGAAGGAGAGGGGCGGTGTATTGTCTGATGAAGTGATACAAGAATTGGATGAACTTGAGATTAAATACGAGTTTTCCAGTCATAACTATAATACAAGTAAAAAAGCGGTCAAGATGGATTATCTTGATGATTTAGAGATAAAAGATTTTAAGGTGATTCCAACTTACAAGAGAATGTGCATTTGCATTTTGAAAAATGACCATACGTGTAAATACATGGGATTTAGTCAAACGAAGTCAGAACTTATGAAGCGAAAGGAGGCTGTTGAAAAATATGCACGAATACTCTAGTCCTGTTTACAATGTGAAACGAATTCCGATTGAAAAAATAAAAGCGAACGCTTATAATCCTAATAGCGTAGCGAGTCCGGAAATGAGACTGTTGTATCAATCTATTAAGCAAGATGGTTATACGATGCCAATTGTTTGTTATTATCTTGAAAACGAAGATAAATATGAGATTGTAGACGGATTTCACCGGTATACAACAATGTTAAATCATAAAGATATTTATGAACGTGAAGAAGGATGTCTTCCTGTATCGGTAATTGATAAACCTTTATCTGATAGAATGGCATCAACTATACGTCATAATAGAGCGAGAGGTTCTCACAGTATTGAATTAATGACTAATATTGTTGCAGAATTGGTCGATTCAGGTATGTCAGATGCATGGATTCTAAAAAATATTGGTATGGATGCGGATGAGCTACTGCGATTAAAACAAATTAGTGGTTTGGCTTCGCTGTTTAAAGATAAAGAGTTTAGTAAGTCGCTGGAAGAAAATTAA